TCGGCCCTTGCGCCGATCGACATAATGGCTTGGCCGGCTATACCTTCGGTCGTTGGCGGCCCCACGACAGATCCAAATCCGACACTGTAGATTAGCGTGAGGTTATTGATGTTGACCTTTTTCAAAGCCGCAAAATTACTTTCGGCTCCAAAATAGAAATTGCCGTCGCGATCAATGCCGCAAAGACTATCCCACCCCGATTGAGCCGCACTCGTAATCGCGCTGATAGTAGACGTCGGATACTCGACGCCGGTGCTGATAGTGAAAACGCGAACACCCTGCGAGTTTGCCGAATCTCCGATCGCCTTGTCATGCACCCAATCGAATTGAGGCGCGATCGTCGACGACATAGTTGTATCGCCGCCCAGGCTTGCTACCGGGACATAAGATTGAATGTAGGACGGTATTGTCACCCAGGATGCCTTTCGACCACGACGTAAACGGCGTCCGCCTTTTGTGCCGGCAGATCGCTTAATTCCCTCGTCGAAATTACGGGTTCAACCACAGACGCCACACTCCAAAAATGGCCGTTTGTATCGTGCCGTGCCCATCCGGCCACTTGTTGCTGTTTTAGAAATGTTAACGACAATATGCAGCCGTCACTTCGTATCGACCACAATAATTTGAATGGCGTTTCGGCCCATGTATGCTCGCGCAAGGTGAAGTCGTCGAATAGGTGCGAAGAAAAAATAGTGAGGTCGATCGGCTCCGACAGGGCATAGAGCTGGTACGGCAGGTCAAAATAATACGACCCCTTCGACGCGACGTAGAGCACATCATAGTTGATCTTGATCGGAGGCAATGTCGGCGAACAGCCGGTAAAGGCGAGAGGTTGCGCCACCTGGCTCGACGGTGAGATCGGCTGCACGTTGGTCGCAAAACTACCAGCACCTACGAGCAACCAGGCGGATAGTCCTGTGAATGTCGCTAGACCTGCCGGCATGGTCACAAAGAACTGAATTCCGTTGACCTGTAGCGACCATGGCGTGCCAGTGATCGCGTCGGAAGCAATTGTCGGAATGCGGGTGTCAAAATTGTTGAAGGCACCCGGCTGGCTCATAAAATAAGTGTCAGGGTTGTTTAGCGTATTTCCAAACACACGCCGTTGCTGGAAATAGGTCGGCACGCTTGGATATGTTCCGCTTTGAGGTCCGATCGTAATGTGTCCGGTTGCGCCAACTCCGTCGCCCGTGATCGTAATTGTATCGCCCGGCTCATAGAGACCGCCGTCGTCGATCACCAAAAGAGCTACGACAGCGCCGGAGACAATGATCGCATCTATGACGCCGCCGGATCCGGTTGCCGAATTTATTGTGATAGTTGCATTAGTATAACCGGATCCCGTGTTGTCGATGATGGCTCCGGTAAGCTGTCCGTGGACAAACGGATCTCGATGGATAGGCGGAACCTGTTGAAAGTCCGCGACGATGTTGCTGTCGATAAATTGCGCGCCAAAGGTCGTGCCGGCATATCCGTAAAGGCCGCCGCCAGGAACTTGCCCGTCGTAACTCACCTCCGTCTTGTAGATATTGTAGCTTATGGCCCCTTGCACCGGCGTCCAGGTGATCGCGATTGATCCCGCGGTCGCAGCAATGTCGACCGCACCGTTTAGAAATACCGGAGTGGCCGGAATGCTCTCGGTCCCATCCTTTGCGACGGCTGTAACCGTGTAGCTATAGTAGGCAGCACCTCCCGCGCTTGCGCTCGCGGTGATGCTAGATGGCGGCACTATGCTCGGCACCGGAACAACCGGGGTGAAAACCCAATCGATATCGGAAAATCGCGCGAGATCCTGCGGTGGATACTCCGTGCCGGTGTCCTGGTTGACGCAGCACAATGTCATTACGTCGGCCGATTGAGTGAATTTGATCCACTCGAGATCGGCGTCGGCATAGATCGTCGGTAACGTGAAAATGCGGGCGATCGTCCCGCCCGCGGTGTAGGCACCGAAAACCGTCGTATCGACGTTGTTGCCGAAAACGTCTTGCAGAGAAAACGTCGTCGGCGTGAGCACGGTGATAACATACGTTTGACCATTGATCTCGGTCATTCCCTGCACGCCGCTGATATAGACCCAATCTCCGGTATTTAGGCCGTTTGATCCGGCACTTCCGGTTATATTGAATTGCGCGCCAAGGCCGCCACCGCTCGAGGATGCCTGTTGAACCGGGTTTGACGGGAACGTCGTATAAACGCCTGGATCACTAAAGGTGACGTCAAGCGGACCCATGATTGCGGACTGAAACGTCGCGCCGACGCCGATGCCGCTCGTCGATCCCTGTGTGAAGGAGGCACCGGCAGGGTTGACCGTGTAATTGCCGCCGGTCGTAACCGAAAACGTATTGACGCCAAGCACGACGTTGAGCTGCGCACCGACCAGGCCGCCGCCTGTCACTGGCTCCGCTGTCGGCACTGTTGGATTGACCGTGTAGTCTCCGCCGAGCGTGATCGAGTTGACCGAGAAGAGAGCGCCGCCGGCGTCGATCGTTACGTCCGCTTCAAATTTGGTTCCGGTCCCGGTTGTTCCGGTAACAGTCGCATTGCCCGGCGTGCCGGTAGTGCCCGCCGCCGCGATGGTCGCTGACACGACGCGGGTTGACGCGATGGTGACGACACCGGCTATGCTAAAGGTGCCGCCGGCAAGTGTGATCGTATCTGCCGGAGCATAGCCGGTTCCCGGAGTACTGAGCGCGCACGAAAGCAGAAGCGTGTCGGTGATCGAGAGGACCGCCGGCGAGGTAAAGACGCCGCCAGCCAGTGTGATTGTGTCCCCCGGCGCATAGGATGAAATGACCGAGGAATTATCCGGGGTGGCCGCGCCGCCGCCGGTGGCGGCGGTAGTCACAACGCCCGGATTTGCCTGTGTGATATTAGTAATCGGGATCGGATTTTCGGTGACTTGCGCGCCGTTTTGAATGACACGCATATAGAAATTGCCAAATTCCAAGATCAATCCCTGGTTAATGCTGAATTGAAACGGAATTAGCCGCGGCGGATACGGGCGCCCGAATTGCGCCGCCCATCCCACAAAGCGCGTGCCTGGGCGCGAATAGGCGCCGCCCTTGTACGACACGAACATATTTCGCATCGTCGTCGCGGCGGTGTGCGAGCGCGCGAGATCCTGGCGACCGAAAAGGTTAGGAGCAATCTCGCCGGTGGTAAATGCGGGCTGTAGGACGGGAGTCGCCATTTGTGGGCTCCCTAATACGCTGTGCCGTCAGCGAACCCGCAACTATCCCATCCGCCCCACGGTACAGCCGGGCCGCCACCATCACCCCAGGAATTATTGCCCCATCCGCCAGAGCCGCCGGTCATGCGCGCGGCCATCCAATCGACGCGCAGATCGGAAGAGTAGAAGCCTTCGTTACCGTCACGAATGCGTGCTTGCTCGATCTTCGATTTGGCGACCAGGATATTTTGCTGGCGCATCGCCATGCCGAGCTTTTTGTCCGTCGAGAGAGGCAGCGCGATTTCGCTGGCGAGATATGAGACAAGCGCCGCGCGGAATAGCGGATCCCATTGCGTCGGGTAAAGAACGAGAGCCGTGTAAATCAGATAGGCACTTTGCACGTTTGTCAGGACGACCGTTCGGCCAGCAGGGCTAACTCCTAGCGTGTCCGCTGATCCGGCCGGCGGCGGATAGTTGCTATCGGTTGCAATCACAAACCGAGCCGGCCTGATTCTGCCGGCGCCGATCTGCGGATTGCCAAGGCCGGTGACGATCGGCGCGGGAGTGGCCGGCGGAACGATGTTGCCAGGAGGAATTCCAGGATTTTGAACGCCCTGGTTCCACGGGATGAAGCGCGCCTTGCAGCAATCGATCGGGTACTCGTACTCATACACCCAGGGCACGGGCACCAAAGTCCCGACATTCGGAGTGTTTCCGGTTGCGTCTGCCAGGAGGGTCAATGGCGCGGTCTTGCGCGCGAAGTCCCAATTTGCGCCGCGGAGTAATTGGCTCAAGCATTGCTGATAGGCGCGCAAGAGCACCTGAGCCGGTCGCGATCCATCCTCGATATCGCCAAGCAGATAATCGACGCCGGAAGCGTCTATGGCCTGTTGGGCTACGTCGGTAGGTAAATAGGCCATTTAACCCTGTTGATGCTCGGCTATTTGCGTTTCAAGTTGCTCGGCCTGCGCCTCGAGCTTCACGGCGTCCATTGTAGATAGCACCGGCGCCAGCCGCCGTCCTAGCGCCGCGATAAATGCCTCCACAAAATCCGGCGGCATATCGGTCGGATTAGTCACCTGGCCGACGTAGGTTATGACGGCGTTCGCTACATTGGATAGGACCACACGCTGATTGCCGTCATTGGCGATCGCGAAGAGATAGGGTTGCGGGCTGAAATTTGGCACCAAGATTGGCGCTGGCTTGACCGCACGCACCTTGATGAAATCGCTGTTGTACCCGTACTCGTAGAGCCAAGGCAGCGGCGGATAGCTATTGCTCCAAACGGTCGGCGGGACATAGCCGCCGACGGGTGCCGATTTGATTAGCGTCCCGGCGACGTCCCGTTGGGCGAACGGCCATTCCCCCATCCGTAGCATTTCGTCGCGCGTCTGCCCGTAGATGTCGAGCGCGGCCTTAGCTTGCTTGGATCCCTCATAGAGATTGGCAACGCGATCCTTGAACCCGATCTGCGACAGGCTCGCGTTGATGATATCGGCGGGAGATTGGAGGCTTGCCGGCATTTCACTACACCACGCCGATCAGGAAGCCGCCGATTATGAGGCCGCCAAGGAAAATAGCTAACGTCGTTGCGCTGGCGTATTTGGGCGGCGGTGGAGGATTGCCCACATTGGCGAGACCGAATCTAAGTGCCGTGATTAGGATTGCGAAGGCGATTATGATCCATCCGGTGATAACCATCTAATCCTCCCTCGTTTCGCCGATATTCTCGAATGATCCGCCACTTTCGAGATAGCTTTGCGCGACGTCCGGTTTTCCAGCAACCGCCATGGCGAGCTCGCTGGCGAGCAACCGTACCACAGTCTCCCGGAATAGCGCGTCCCAAGTATTTTCGTTCGGGTTGTTGTTGTAGGTGCAATAGGCGTTCGCCAGGTTCGACCAAATAATCCTCTGTTGCTGGCCGCCGACGACGGCATTTGCGATGTTCCAATTGTACGGCAGCGGGTTATTCACGTCGCCAAGATTGTTCGGGTGGAGTTGCCAAACCTGGATCCCGTTTGTCGGGTACAGGTACTCAAAACTCCACGGCCAGGGGGCGGTGTTTCCGCTTAGGGTAAGCGCGATCGTATTGCGCGCCATGTCCCAAGCGAATTGTCGGCCCACGGTCTGCACACATGGTCCGTACAGCCTAGCGAGCGCTTTGCCGGCCGTTGAGTCGTCAAAAGTGGGAGCAAACCCTGTAACGGCGGGCTGATTATCGCCTAAGAGCTGGATTGCCTGATTGGCAATGTCGTTGCTGGTTACTGGCATTTAGCAATGCGTCACAATTCCGTTGATGCTGGCGAAGCTACTCGTCGGCGTTCCCGAGCATGACACAGGTGCGACCGTCGTTCCATTGATATTGAAGTTCAAAACCTGCGGCGTTGCGATCCCGCCGGCGCCGTAGGTTATCAACCCTGCTCCGGACACGTTCGCCGAGAAGCAAAGGTAGTGGTAGCCGTTGGTGTTGCTCGTGGGCGCGTCCTGGACGCAAAAAATCGTGCCGAGGGGGCCCGTGCCCTGCCCGATGTAAGGCGCCGCGCCGGTGCCCCGCGCTGTGAGGTTTAGTTCGCTTAAACCGAGCCCCGCACCCCCGCCGCCGGCGGGGCCGGAGTCCTGCACAACCGCCTGGGAGCCGGAGCCCCCCTGATTGGCGTAGGACGGCGTATGGCCCTGCGTGGTCGGTCCGGCCTGCAACAAGGTGCCTTGGGCCAGCGCGGCGGCCGGCGTCAATGCAATCAAGGCAATCAGTAGAAGCCGCATTTGGCTCATCCTATTCAACTTCCGGCGGTTCCGGCGCCAAGGTATCGGGCTCGATCGGCGCCTCCGGCGCTGGTTCTGGCACCGACGCGGCTGGTTCCGGATCTTTTGGTGCCGGATCAAGCCTGTGGCGGCCATAGCCGGTATTTTTAAGACGGACGGGAGGCATGGCTATTCCTCTTCCTCGTTGTCCTCGTTCTCTTCGTCCTCGGATTCGATATCCAAGTCC